AGAAAGCCTTCGCCAAGGCTGTCGATGCCAAGCTGGCTATCGAGGCCGAGCTGGCCCAAGTGCAGGCCGAATACGACGCATTTCTATTAGAACAGGGGTATCAATAATGGCAAACGATGCCCCAAAACGCCACCAGATTTGCGTCATTGAATCCGAACGAGGGTTCGAGCTGGCTACAGTTGGTGAGGTTAGAAATGGATTTATCCGGTCATATAATTTGAAAAAGGATGGTTTATTTGACAAGGAGCGGTCCATCCATCTTCCAGTTGAAACGGTTTATCACATTACCAAGCCAAACCAGCAGGCTATGGCTAGTCTTTTGTGGAAGAAGATTGAGCCAAGCCAGATCTGGTCGTCCATAGTGGACATCAGGAAGTCAATTCTTACAGGGGAGGTATAACCATGGCAAACGCAAAGACACGCACCGTTACCCTTCGCAGCATCATTAGCTGCGCCGCTTTCAGGAAGGGCTACGAGGAGGCCAAGAAAGGCCTGCCACTGGCTTCGGACAAGTTCTCCTATGCAGAGGTCTGGCAGTACGAGAGAGGCCGCCAGTTCGCCTTCTGCTACGATGGTAGGCTCAAGGAGGGCAACAGGGTCAGGATGGACGCGCTGTACGCGCTAGGTGGGGCAATGAACGCGGGGCATGTGTTATAAGGAATACCCTTACGCAGGAAGGTTCCCCTGCAGCTAGAGGGGTCATCCGAAAGGGTGGCCTCTTTTTTAATGGATAATACAGGATAAACAATACATAATACACCAAAAATAACTTAAAATTCTTTTTATTATCAATGGGTTATATGCCATTTTTTGGGCAAGGATTTTACATAATGGTTACTTAGAGATATACCCTCTTTAAAATACTACCTCTCTTAAGAGGGATTAGGGGATAAAACGAGAGATATTAGTATACTCTTAAGGGGGTTTTTCATGTTTTTCACTCAACTAGTCTTAATATATTATTATTATATATTATTTATTATTATTTTATATAGAGATTTCAAGGGGTTAAAGGAAACACAATACTTAGTAAGGCTGTTTATCCTGTATTATCCTATCAGTAAAAACCCGCCAGATTTCTCCGACAGGTTATTTTTAATATAAAATATAATGTATAATATAATACTCAATAGAGAAACATGAGTATCATAATAGGCGCATTACGAATAAAGCGCCGTCCTTTTTCTTAGTTTTGAATTTTCTTTTTTTCTCGTTCCCAAAAGTGTGAGCGTATTGTTGCCCTTTGGAAACCATAATTGGATCTGTCAACTTTACGGTCTGACCAATCAGCATTTCTTTAAATGGCCAATCAATCCTTGTATTCCCATCCTCTGGAAACTCTGCATCAAATGTATAATTAGTCATACCATTCTCCTTTAGTTAGTTGGTAAATATATAATATGTCTATGATATATAATGTCAATAATTAATAGCACTAGCATTTTTTTGTCAGAAAGGTATTATTGGTTAGGGCATGGAGAATTTAGATGGCTAAAAAAGGACCGCCTCGCAAAATGACGCAGGCTAATAAAGATTATTTGGTGCAGCAAATCGCAGCAGGAAGATCTGTTGTTCATATCGTTAAAGATAAGGGTTTTGGTATTACAGCTCGAACCGTGAATGAAGAATTGAGGCGAGATCCCGCGTTTCTCTCGCAATATGCGCGCGCAAGGGAATTTGCTGTCGAGCCAAAAATCGAGGAAAACGAGGCGATCCTGCGCGGCGAAGGCGATTGGGCAAAGGTCGATTGGGAAGCTCGCAAGGAAATCGTCAACGATCGCCGATGGAATGCCATCCGCTTGCAGCGCTTCCGTTATGGGGACAAGATCGACGTCGATGTGAAGGCCAATGTGCAGGTCGAAGGCAAGGTCATCGACGTTGAGGCGCTCGATTACGACCAGCTTGTCGCTTTTAGGCAGGCGCTTCAAATTGCCGCAGGAGGCACAAATGACGACGAAGAAGACTACATCGACTATGACGAGTTTGATGAAAGCGAGGATGAAGGCGCTTCACAAGATTAAATTGTTGGATATGGCGAGGGAGCGCCCGCCTGTAACGCTTCCTAAATTTAGCTGGGATAAGGAGAAAGATGATGATGTTAACGCAATTGTCGCGGGAGATAGATCGGCTGAACCAAGAGCTGGCCGAGCAAAAAGATAAAACCATGGATGCATGGGTCAAAATGCTCGATATGGTGCCAAAGCGGGACTACAACGCCGCTATCGGCAGCATGAAGGTCTGCCAGAGCACGATCGAGACGCTGATGGTCGAGCTTCGCAAGCAAGATCCCGCTAGTAGGGCTGCAGCCGACGCAAGCATCATTCTTGGCGGATTGGAAGCCATTATTACGCCAGACCGCATGGATACCATGGAAGGCGGGTACAACTTTAAAGACCGTTCATTCGATGGTAAGATCTTTGGCAAGGTAAAGAGGGGATACAAAAAATGATGGATGACAAAGACTTAGCCGAGATTATGTATACCGATTATTGCGAGGCGCTTGGCGATCGAGATAACGACAAGCCAGATTGGCTTTTCTTAGACCCTAAAGAGCGGGATCGTTGGATATACGTCGCCGAGATGGTGGTCGAACCCGTTTTAAACAACACCAAAGAAGATCTATTAAAAGATCTTAATGAGATGGAAGATCGCCTTGATGAATACCGCGACACGTTTTGGGAGATCCTTGGGCTGCTCAAGCCGATCCTTAAGCTTAAAGTTGTAGAAGATCTTATATGACTGTCATCCCCGTCGATGGCCAGCAACTCAACGTCGAGGTGAACGAGTTTAACGCGGCCAAGCGCCTGTGCGAGATGAAGCTAGTCGACTTCATCAAGCAGGCATGGCACGTCATCGAGCCCGGTCAGCGTTACCTGCACAATTGGCACATCGATGCCATTTGCGAGCACCTCGAGGCCATCACCGACGAGCAGATGATCGACGACAAACGGTACTACAATCGTCTGCTGATCAACGTCCCGCCGGGCGCAATGAAGTCCCTGCTGGTCAACGTCCTATGGCCCTCTTGGGAATGGGGGCCAAAAAATATGCCCTATATGCGGTACGTGTGCGCCTCGCACGCCATGCCGCTCGCCATCCGCGACAGCACCAAGATGCGACGGCTGGTGTCGTCTCCATGGTATCAAGAGCGGTGGGGCGATCGGGTCACGATCACTGGCGACCAGAACGAGAAGATCAAGTACGAGACCACGGCAACGGGGTTTCGGCAGGCGGTGGCCATGTCAGGCATGACGGGTGCTCGTGGCGACCGCGTGATCATCGACGACCCGCACTCGGTGGCCTCGGCCGCGTCGGAGGCGGAGCGCACCACCACGATCGAGACGTTCGAGCAGGCGATCCCGACCCGCCTCAACAACCCAGACAAGTCGGCGATCATTGTGATTATGCAGCGCCTGCACGAAGAAGATGTGTCCGGCGTGATCCTCGAGAAAGAGCTCGGCTACGACCACATCATGATCCCGATGGAGTACGATCCCGAACGTGCATACCCGACGATGTTGGGTTGGGAAGATCCGCGTACCCGTAAGGGGCAACTGTTCTTTCCAAGGCGGTTCCCAGCCCATGTGGTCGAGCGCGACAAGCGGATCATGGGCAAGTATGCGGCGTCTGGCCAGTTCCAGCAGCTGCCGACCCCAGAGGACGGCGGTATCATTAAACGCAAGCACTGGCAGCTTTGGGAGGATCCGAAGTACCCGCCGTTCGACTTCATCATTGCGTCACTGGACACGGCTATGACCGAGAAGAAGGAAAACGACCCGTCCGCCCTGACGGTATGGGGCGTTTGGACCGATGACCCCAAGACCCATGCGACCCGCATGCTGAACCGAGACGGTCACATGACCCATGTGATCCGCACCTACGACGAGCGGGAGGTTCCGCCTCGGATCATGATGATGCATGCGTGGTCTAAGCACCTCGAGATGCCCGAGTTGGTCACCGAGGTGGCGCAGACGTGCCTTCGGTGGAAAGTCCAGACAATCCTGATAGAAGACACCACTGTGGGCAAGCCAGTTGCGCGGGAGCTCAGAAGGATGTATTCTGGTAAGAACTTTGGCGTTCAAATGGAACCTGTGGGCTCGGTCGACAAACGGGCTAGGCTTTATTCGGTGCAGCATTTGTTCGAGGAAGGACTGGTCTACTGCCCCGATAAAGCATGGGCTGACGAGGTCATAAGTCAGTGCATGCGGTTCCCAAAAGCCAAGCATGACGATCTGGTGGACACGGTCTCAATGGCGATGCGGTATCTCAGACGGACAGGTTTTGCCCTGATGCAAGACGAGATACAGGAAATGTACGAAGACAGTCGGCAACATTCGGGCAAACCGCCTGAACCACTTTACGGGATCTGATTATGGCTCTTGTCGCTAACCCCAACCTTAGATTAGTTGACCAAGATCCATTGGATGCCGAGGACATGACGGTTGAGATCGCGGAGGACGGGCCGAAGCAGGACGTAGATCAGCACGGCAACATTATGTCGATTGAGTTGCCTGACGGGTCGATTACGTTCTCATTGGATGGTAGCCCGATTGAGAAGGCCGAGGGTCGTCAGACCAAATGGTTTGACAATCTGGTGGAAGAAATTGATCAGGCCGAGCTATCAATGATCTCCCACAATCTGATGAAGGGCGTACAGGATGACCTCGACAGCCGCAAAGAATGGATTGAAGACCGAGCACAGGGCATCAAGCTCCTCGGCCTCAAAATTGAGATCCCTGGGCTGGCAGGGGCAGCCGACGGCGCTCCAGTCGAGGGCATGTCACGGGTCAGGCACCCATTATTGCTCGAAGCTGTATTGCGCTTTCAGGCGAACGCGCGATCCGAGCTATTGCCAACTGACGGGCCAGTCAAAATTCGCGAAGACAACAACAACGCCAACCTCCAATCGGACCAGTTAGCTAATGATCTTGAGAATGATCTCAACCATTACCTTACCTCGACCGCCAAAGAGTATTATCCAGACACCGATCGGATGTTGCTCATGCTCGGCTTTGGGGGTACCGCGTTCAAAAAGGTGTACTATTGCCCTTTGCGGAACAGACCCGTATCGGAATCGATTGATGCCGACGACCTCATCGTCAACAATGCGGCCACTGACCTTTCAAACGCGAAACGTATAACCCATCGCATTTATATGCGGGCTTCGACCGTCAAACGGATGCAGATCCTTGGCGTCTATAAAGAAATTGACTTGTCCGACCCCAAGATGATCAAGTGGGATGCGGCACAACGTGAGAAGATGGCGCAACAGGGTATTAGTTCTGAATCGTTTAACCCAGAAGACCGCGACCGCGAGATCTACGAAATCTATTGCGAGCTAGATATCAAAGGGTTCGAGCACCGCCGCAAAGGCACAGAGACTGGCCTCGAGATCCCTTACCGCGTAACGATCGATGCATCGACACATGAAATCCTGTCGATCGTGAGGAACTATGATGAAGATACGAAAGATCTGCCAGAAGCTCGCCAGAATTTCATCAAATACACATTCATACCGGGGATGGGCTTTTATGATCTGGGTCTCCTGCACATCTTAGGCAATACGACCAATGCGTTGACGGCAGCGTGGCGCGAAATGCTTGATGCTGGTATGTACGCAAACTTCCCCGGCTTTCTGTATGCCGACACGGGTGCGCGGCAGAACACCAACATCTTCCGTGTGCCGCCGGGTGGCGGAGCGTTGGTCAAGACTGGCGGTATGCCGATCAGCCAAGCTGTTATGCCGTTGCCTTATAAGGACGTTGGTGGCGGCCTTATGGCGTTGGTGGAAAATATCAACCAGACGGGCATGCGGGTTGGCGGCACGGCCGAGCAGGCAGTGGGCGAGGGCAAGCAGGACGCACCTGTCGGAACGACGATTGCGTTGATTGATCAGGCCACCAAGGTGCTTAACTCGGTGCATAAGCGAATGCATGCCGCGCAATCGGAAGAGTTTGCATTGCTGGTGCGCTGCTTCCGCGAAAACCCAGATTCATTCTGGCAGCAGAACAAGCGCCCAGCGCGAAAGTGGGACGAAGAGACGTTCCTCCGCGCATTGGATCAGGTGGATCTGGTGCCGCAGGCTGACCCAAATACGGCAAGCCAGACGCAGCGTTTGATGAAGATTGTGGCGCTGAAGCAGATACAGGCGCAAAACCCATCGATGTACGACCCAATCGCGATCGACACGGCAGCACTGCAGGCGGTGGGCTGGAGCAACCCTGAACAATTTATGATTCCACCGTCTGCACAAAGCGCTCCTCCTCCTGAGATGCAAAAACAAATGGCCGAGCTGCAGATTAAAAAGCAGGACAGCGACACGAAGGCGCAATTGGCACAGGGCAAGATGGCTGTGGATCAAGCTCGAGTGCAGCTGGACATGGCAAAGGCGCAGCAGGACAGCCAGCAGGGCGGTCTTGTAGGCCCACAAGAAAAGACTGACCACGAGAAACAAGTGGACGGCATTGATTTGATTATCAAAGAGAAGTTGGCTGACGCTAAATTGATGGATACAAAAATCAAGGCAGCAGGCTTGGCGGCCACGATGAGAAAAGATCAGGCAGATAATGCCATGGAACAGGCTGAGATGATTGCGAAAGAGCGGATCCAGCTGGTAGATCTGGCTCAAAACATTGCGGTTCATCCTGAAAGCGAGCAGGTTGTGCGTAATCTTCTCGGCAACGTAATCCCAGCCATTACGAGTGTTAAACAATGATGGGCACACGCGCAGAATTGAAAAGCGGGGAAGAGTACGACGCTTTCAACCGTCATGCGCGCAAGCTCTATTGCTATCTCCACAACACCAAAGCTCTGAAAAAGATCAAACGTGGTTTTTGGAAACGTCAGCGTTCTGAGCAGCGCGCCGCATTAAAGGACAATGACCATGAATGACGCAATCCGCATTGCCAAGATGGTCAAGCCTGTAGCGCGGGTAAAATTAAACGCAGGTGGCAATGGCGGCAGCACACATGAGCCGCACCAACGCGCTGAAGAGCAGGGGTATTCAATTAAAGGATATCATTTCACACGCGGTCAACGAGCAGAAAATATTGCTAAGACAGGTAAATTTGATCCTACGCGGTCGTTTAACCCAGATGAAGAAGCTGTTTTCTTCTGGACGCACCCTGAAGCGGCAAATGAATGGGCGCACATTCATGGATCTGGAGCTTATCCAAATACGCCAATGGGTGAAGATGCTTTAAACAGAAGAAATCCTGTTATTATGCCTGCCCGAATTAATCCCGGAAAACATCTTGATGTAAATTGGTTAGAACATTCTAAAAATTTGCAAAGTCCAGAAAATTACAATTCTCAATTAATGGGAAATTTAATTAATCATGCCAAAAGAAACGGATACGATACTATGCGTATTCGCAATATGGGTGAAGGCATGTCGCGGCCTCATGATCAACTTGCCGTATTAAATCCAGCAATGATCCGTTCTGAGTTCGCGCAATTTGATCCGGCTAGGCAGCACGAAAACGATATTGGCGCACATACGGGCGGTATGATTGAACGATTGCATCGCAAAGATGGCGGTTCAGATGATGAAACTCCACCTCCTATGGGGCACAATATGCCCCCAGAATCGATGGAAACCTCAATGTCAAATGAGGGTTTGCATCCGCATTTGATTTCGCAACGCTTGCCAACGGCCGTTAAATCAACGGAAGATCCTACGGGGCGGCATTTGCTAGTAAATTTGCAAACGGCAAAAGAACACCAGCCGTCGTTTTCGCATAACATCAATTTGATGAAGACTTACAATCAATTGCATCCCGATCAAATGCAGGGCAGCGACGACGATGTTGCTGAACAATTTATCAATCATTATAAAGACAATTTGCTGGCCATTCATGACGCAATGGAGCCCGGCTTTCGTGAACGCACACGTCATTGGTACGTTGGCGCAAATAAATTTGCCAATAAATTAGCCAATCGGCATGGTGTGCAGCCATCTGTATCTTCAGCGGCATTGGCTGCTACGTCACCGCAAAAAGATTGGTTCCAGAACGCTTCCATTGGCGAACGTATTTTGGATATTCATCACAATCAACATGACACTCCATATACAAAAGATATGGAAATGACTGCCAATAGAATTTTTGGCAAAGGCAAATTTGATAAAATGCTCGAGGGCATGCGTGGCAAAACGTATGGCGATCTTAAAGATCCTAAACAAAAAGCAGCTTTTATTCGTCTTTTTGATGAAACATATCACGATCCATCGTATCGCTCGATATCTCCAACGGGCGAGTTGGGCGATTTTGTTAAAACGGCTAAAGGCGATAATGCTCGTATGGCATGGGGATCTTTGTCTGAAATTTCCAAGGGCGTAAAAACAATTTTGGCAGGCGGCAGTCGTGAAGCCAACAGTGACTTGATGGGCGAACGCCACAAAATTCGTAATTTTTATAACAATATTCTTGATCCACATTCCCCAACCGAAGATGTAACGGTTGATACCCATGCGGTAGCAGGCGCGCATCTTATGCCTTATGGGGCAAATGGTACGCCAGTAGCGCATAACTTTAAAAATTCGCCAGAAGCTGGATTCCAAGCGGCTAAGGGCAGTAATTTTACGGGTGTGCAAGGCACTTATCCGTTTTATACTGAGGCTGTTAGACGTGCCGCGCAAGAGCGTGGTGTTGAACCTCGTGAAATGCAATCAATTACTTGGGAAGGCGCTCGCGCGCTATTTCCAGACACGTTTAAAACTCCAAAAAACATTGCAATTGTTGATGGAATATGGAAAAGTTATCAGCGCGGGGAAATATCCGCTGATGATGCTAGAAAACAAATTTTAGATTTTGCAGGCGCAAAGAACGGAGTAATACATGACCCATCACAGGGAACCGGATTGGAAGGAATGGGTGGATTTCATGAAAGAGAACCACATTCCAGTTACCAGAGAAAACTACCTCAAGCTGATGTATATGGGGAACCCGCCGGAATGGTCGGCGGAGTTGGAGGAGGAGCTCCCCCCGAATTTACAGGACTGGACCCACAGGACATTCGGCGCTTCTCACGGCACAGGCAGCTCGCACAAGCATCACAATCTGCCGCAGGCAACGAAGCAGTCCCACAGTCATATGCTCGAAGAACTGGAAAAATCGGAGCATTGGACTTAGGATTTGATGCACCTGTAAAGGCCATTCATGATCCTACCGATGATGCCAAAGCACATTTTGACAGCGCGGATATGTCTGCGCCGTCTATGTTTGAATTGCAACCGCACGAGAAAAGCGCCAAAGCTTTTCATCAAGCAATTACGGCTGCCAAATTAAGCAGCCCTACAGGATCGTCAGTTCATGCTTACGATCCAAAAGAATATCGCAAAATGCGATTATTTATGGCCCCTGATGGCGGCGCTGGGTTTGCTTTAAAAGGCGATGATATTGTTTCGGTTTTTAACCACGCCGACAGCCCTCATAAAAACGTATCTAACGCAATGTTACAACTTGCCACTCAACAGGGCGGCAGAAGACTTGATGCGTTTGATACAGTTTTGCCTCACATTTATAGCCGCAATGGTTTCCGCGTCATGTCCCGTATGCCGTGGAACGAAGATTACAAACCTGAAGGTTGGAACCATGCGGATTACGCGGGGTTTAAAAACGGGCGTCCAGATGTTGTGTTTATGGCATATGATCCAAAACGTGAAAATTTATATGATGGTTTAGAAGGAGAAATGACAAATAATTATGATAAAGCGGTTAAATTGCAAAACAAAGGCGTGATTAAATTTAATAATCAAATTGCAAAAATGACTCCAAAGAAAGCGGCTGGAGGATCAATAGATCGTAAATATGTATCGTCGATCAATTCCCCCATTGTTGAGCATGCGCTCGGCAAGATTAGCGCGCCGCTGCCCGCGTTGGATCCCCACCTTATGGCAGCAATAGCGGGACGCCGCTCGTAACTCTGGAGTACGTACTATGGAAGAATACAAGAAAGACGACCGTGGACGGTCAAAGGCAAAACGCCTTACCGAAACCGATCCACACACCAAGGTCGATAGCTCAACGTGGACGCCATCCGCGCCTGAAAATGCAGGTGTGAAGACGGGCGCTCGTCCGCTTGTGAAGCGTTTGTATAAGAAGGGCGGCAAGGTAGTTGGCAAGCATGAAGGCAAGGATGCCGTCAAGCATGCAGGACGTATGCCTCGTAAGGCAGGCGGACGCACCAACACGTTAAGCCCTGATAGCCTAATCAACCGCGATGTCCGCACGGCAAATGAAGCCCGTGAAGGCATTAAGCACGTTGGCGGGTTTAAGAAAGGCGGCAAGGCCCACAAGTTTGGCGGTGGCCCAATTGGCGACAACCCTGTCGGCGAACAAAACCGCATGATGGGCAAAGCCGCTGGCATGATGAAGAAGGGCGGCAAGGTCCACAAAAAATGGGGCGGAAAGTCTACGGGCGTTGAGACCGATTTCCATCCATCAACTTACGGCGAAGAAAAAGTAAACTACAGCGACAAGGATAATGATGCCGTTTCCAATCTTGCCAAGTACGGCTCAATGAGGGGC